CACCCGTGAAGAAAAATAACGAGAAATCCTCTGCCACAGCATCATGCTGTTGGAAAATTGTGAAATCAGTGAGAATGTTCGAGCCTTGACCAGCGTAGGTCACATCAAGAGTCCTAACATTGTGTGAATTACATTGCAAATATTGAGCAGAAGTGGCTCTTGCCGCAGCAAAACGATCTGGACGATAATAAGGCAATTCAACTTCAAGAGTATCATTAATGCCTAAATTTGTCGCCGCAGATCCACTTCCTGACATGCTATTCCACCTAGAAGACAAAAACTTCTGAATTACTGATCTCCCTGCAGCCGCAGGAACCTCAGAATTGAAGAAAGTTCCATTTCCCGTGCTATAATACTCATCCCTGGAAACCATGGGAGAATAATCAATGGAATTCGAAGTGGAAAAATAGAACTTCTTCCGCATTCCACCGCGGTAACCAGCATACGCTGGCAAGAACCACGAATGGAAAGCAGTAGCTCCCACCGTCAAGGGTGTATCAGCATCCTGAGCAATATCAATTCCATAAGGATCATAACCCGTGTGATATGGTAAATTCTTGTTCCTCAGACCATTGATGCGCATCGTGTCTACATTAGCTTTGGTTGGATACCAATAGCGAGTAAAACAATAGCGCTTGCATAATTCTCTGATGGAACACGGAGGATCACCATAGTACACTAGGTAAGTGGCATCTTCTTGATCTGATTTACTGGCAATCGACATCATTTCAGACGGAGAAGTTGGTTTGTCAGACATAGTGGTATCCCCAGTTTCAACATTGGGGTTTCCACTCTGCGATGGCAAAGGCGCGGGCCACAAATGAAAACCACTAAGGTCATTGTTGCCGGGCGCTGCCAACTTGAAATCGTCACAAGCAGAAACAAAGACATTGATACTAATGGGTGCGTCAATGCTAGGACACACAAGATCATTGAGAACAACCAATTCCAAAATTCCATTTCCTTGGCCTAAATTGTTAAGCAACCTTGCAACACTGGAAAAATTCGATCCAGTGTCATAAGGCTGCCCACAACTCAACCATGGAACAGATTGGC